TCGTTCCGCGCATGGTGCGTGATAAATGAAGCACCCATGCCTGCTGCAAACTCGCGACTGAACCGCGTGAACTGATCCAGCATGATGACCCTGAAATACGCGTCCGACAGCTTTCGTACCTTCGGGTCCATGTAATCCTGCTCGGCCTGTGTGACCCAGCCGTTAGCGACAGTTTCGTTCGTTACAACTCCAACATCCCTTGCAAACTGTCTTCGCTCTTCAGGATCACGCAAGCCGTCTTTGATCTGTTTCATAGCCATACCGAAGGTATGGAGAGAAAACTCTTTTGAGTTAATTACCGGACCCGCGAGGTCGGTAAGTGACGCGATAGTGGCAAAAGGCAGAATCGTGACGAACTGTAGGAACTGACCGTAGCTGTTGAGCTTTCGCCATAGCGGGCTTATCGGACTCGATTGATAACCCATGTAAGCATTCAGCACCTCTAGCGTCGCCGCTCTATCCTCTTCAGAAAGTTTCGACAGCTCTTCTTTCAGCGCGAGACCGTTATTGGTGGCTTTGTTGAATTCAACGCGCTTCGCAACGTGACGCAGGTAGGACACCAACGCTTCCTCTGGCTTTTGCAAAAAGCCCGCGTCTTGTAGCGTTTTACGGTCGATACCGCGCGTAAGCATGATGTCCTGCTCAACGCCTGACGCTGGATTAGTAGGATCGTAATCCACCGGCTTATCGTCCCGCATCGCTTGGCTGTACTGTCGCAACCGATAGATAGCCGCCTCTGCACGGGCCGGTGAGATGCCTTGCTGCTCAGCAAGGATCAGGTTCTTGAACTCTTCCGTCCGATTTTCAATCTCCAGCATGTTCAGCAAGACCGGGAAATAGTCTTTCTGAAAACCGATGTCTGTATTCGACGGCTGGATATAGTCGGTATACACGTCTTGTAAAAACTGTCTGACTTGCTGAGCCTTGGGAGACAGCGTCTCTGTAGCGTCAGACGACGCGGCTTCACGCAATGCTGCTTTCACATCTGCATCATCTAAATTTCCGATGGTATCTTCGAATGTGTTCTGAAATTCTGCGACTTTCAAAGCCGACGCTCGCAACATGCCTAAATTACCGCCAGACCCATCTTCTTGAGAGCGACGGTAAAACATGTCCGCGACTCGGTTTCCTGCATGCATTCGCAGCACGCCGTCTGCGGTTGCAACAAACTTCATCAGTGGTCGAGACGCGCGGCTGATACTACGTTCCCAGTGGCGCGCCAACGCTTCGCCGCCTTCTTTGACGACAGCCTCTTTAACCGCATGCGGCATGGCTTTTTCGGCAAACGTAAGCGGTGGCTCTGAAGGTGCTGGACCTGCATCTTCCTGAACTTGCCCAGTTATTTGGGTAGGCGCTGGCCTGCCCCCGTACTGATACTTAACCTGCCCCCGCACTACTTCATTTACGAACGCGCTTTGCTTCTTAGAAGCCACCACGCCTTCGATGTACTGTTCAAACTCGGGTGATTTTGGTCCTTTACGTGCTCGGAATCCCTGTTTCATGGCTCGCCACATCTGACGTAACTTTGCAGCTAGTCCTTTGAAGTGACGATCAGTCATGCTTTTCGCGGCCTTATTGATGTAGCGCTTCGTCGCCCAGCGAGACAGCTGGTCGGCGTACCACTCTTCAAAGCCTTTCTCGAACCCGTAAAGCTCGACATACCGATCATGCTTAGGGTGACGCTTGTATGACTCAACAAGTCGTGGTCGTAGTGCGTCGTTCTCCAGCGCGGCCTGTTGCTCCTGCTGATACACCGCATGTCCAATTTCATGCGCTGCAGTCATCGCGTCACTTAACGCGTTGCCACTACTATTGATTACAGCGATGTTTACCTTGCCATCGTAACTGCCACCAATTTCGTTATTGTCGATCTGGCGCTGCAGCATTCGTTTCACTGCAACAAGTTCGACCTCGGAAAACAATTTTGAGAGCTGCAAATCAGACAGCTGTGCCAATCTCGCCCCGTTGAATATACGAGGGGGGTTGACGAGCTTGACGGCTTTCAATACGTCGTCTATGACACCTTTTACAATCGGGCTATCAAACCCCTGCGGATCTTCTTTCGGAGGAGGCGCAAAAACTGGATCCGCGCCAGCCTCCCCCGTGCCAGTAAAGGGCGCGCGACCGGTACGACGATCAGGATCAATATCGTCACGAGGATCACCGGCAAACACCTCGGTCTCAGACATGCCCTCGGCAGCTTGTTCTATCGGCACTTGCCTAAAGGTACGTTGTCCCTCAACGTAGTCAGGGTCACCTGGGACTACTTCCTCGCTACGTGTCTCGCGGGGCATTTGATACGGCACGTTCTGCCGCAGTGCGGGGTCGTTGTAGGTCTGACGCAACTGACGTTTATTTTCAGCCTTCTGGTCTTCAGTTATAAATCGCTGCTTGCTTGGATCTTTTACGCCGTTGAATAGATCTGCTAAGCCAATTGTCTGACCCGCAATCCTAGCGGCAGGTACATTTAGTCTCTCATCTACCCGCCCGCTCAGTACCTCGTTAATAGGTTGGCCGAGCACCTCAACCTGATACCCCTCAAGCAGCAGATCACCCAGCACTTCTGACAGCCCTTGCTGTGCGGACTGTATCGGCTCTGCGCCGACAAAGGGCTTACCTTCTCTGTTCTCTACCAACCTCTGCCCAGAGAAAGTCAGGTCTGCCAGATTGATGCGATGGGTCTTACCATCAGGCGCGATCAAAACAACGCCAGACTGACGCGAGAACTTGCCCTGCTTCGCCTTAGTAATAGCCCGGCTAATAAACTCAGGCAGCGTAAGACGCAGCTCTTTGCCGCCAGCTTGGAACCGATAGAGCTTGTCAAAATCTGTCCGCACAACCTCAAACTGCCCGTCTTGGTTCTTGGTGATCTCAACGATTGAGTTCGGGTTATTTCGGGACTCTTGGACCGCGCGATTTAACGTAGACTCACTGACGCCCGCAAACTCTGGCGAATTGAAGTCTGTTTCACCAAACGCCGCTACATAATCTGCTCTAGCCTGTTCAGTGTTGTCGAACGTTCGCGCAGGATCAGTCTTAGGCGCATAAGTTTCGACTATGGTGCGCTCACCTTCCTGTTCAGTCATCGCGAGCTCTGACTTCAAGGCAGACAACTCTTCAAACTCAGAGCCAAATGTAGGTGTTTCTGTTTGATCGGGAGCGTCGAAAGAGTCAGGGTCGTCATCGACAGGCTCTACAGTCGGTCCTCGCTCTCCATTAAACCGCTTGGCGCGCTCTTCGAGTGCTTGTTCGGCATCGACGCGCTGCACGCTGCCGCCCTCTGGCATCAAGCCGCGCGCTGCCTCCATAGCCGCGTCTATGGTGTCCTCGCTGGCTAGCTCCTCAGAGACGACGTTACCGTCTGCATCTAGCGCCCGCGCTACTAACAACGATTCACCGCTTCCAAAACTCTGGGGTTTTACGTTGCTATACCCAAGCGCGGCACCGACCGCCTCATCTGAAGCTCCAGACGCTACTACCTCGTCGACTATTTTCCGACTAGTACTGACGATTGTCCCACGACCGGGTATGAAAGCTGCAAATGCCAGCTGACCATCTACAGTAATCTCAGTGGATTTGTTGGGGCGAGCGCTGTACTGAGCTTCATCACCAGATACCCATACCGCTTGCTTCTTACTGGTTGGGTTCACCATTGCGCTCAGCTGAGCATTAATGTCCGCCGCCGCTTCGGGCTGAGTCTGTCCCTGCGGCACGTCGCCTACGGTCTCTTCAGCAATCGTCTCTTCGGTTCGTTGTGTTCGCGCGTCATCGTTAAAACGGCGCACCTTGTCGAAAACCGTCGCAACCTGTTCGGTAGCGCTTTTCACTGGCTGTGATAACTTTTCACCGACAGCCTGTGCGATCTCGTTACGGTTTTGTGCGACTGAACCCACAGTCCCAGCTGCACCACCGAGCGCACCACCACCGAAAAACGCAGTAAACGCTGCTTCGGCTAAACGCAACTGGGCGTCTTCTGCTGTAAAAGTCTCATCGAGATCTGCGCGGTTAGCGACCGCGATACCTTCTTGGGCCACCTCAGATGTAGATTCAATTACCGCGCCTTTACCAATGCTACGACCAATATCAGAAGCTAGCTGCCCATATAAGCTATCCGCTTTGACAGTCCGGCTGGAGGCTACATCTCCCAATAACTTAATGAACGCAATGTCTGCACCGACGCCTATTGCAGCCTGCGGGACCGCAACACCTGCTGCCCGTAAAGCTTGACCACGATCTAATTCCTGACCGGAATCTAGCGCTTCGGACAAATTTGACCCCGCTAACGGCACAAATTCAGATCCAAAAGCGCCAGTAATAGCACCGCGTTTAAATGTGGTGTAAGCAGCTTGCGCTAGTTTTTGCTCGTCAGGTGTAGCAGTGTTGTTGGCTGTTTTACGAAGCGCGTCTTTTACAATTTTCTCAGCGGCTTTTCTAGTGGCAGTTGTAAGTGCGCCCTTACCTAAAAGGGCCGCTATGCCCCCTACAACGCCGCTACTAATAGAAGTTACTGCGTAAGGTAGCAGTTGACCGGTGCCTTTGCTGACTTGTGTCGTAAAGCCGTCCCAGGTTGGGGCTTCGAGAAATTCTTCGAAGGATTCCATCCCTCTTAGAGAATTTGCGGCACGGGCTTCATCGTAACGGGCCTGCCGAATGTTTTCAGCTGCGGCCTCGTCGTCGCCTATAAGTGTATTGCCTAGTGCTTTGAAATAGTCGAGATCGGCACTTAGCCCTGCTGAACCAGCTTGTGCGCCAGCCACAATTTTTTCCGTGAAAGGCTTATTGGCGCGACGCTCGACATTTGGGTCTAACTTATCGTAACCCGACTGTTCTTGACTGAAATCAGTCTCTAAAAATTGGCGCAGAGGGTCAGCTGCCACCTACGCCACCGCTTAACATTCTATTCCTTGTTTTCGACCCTGACTGGACCATCCACTGGTATAAATTGCGATCCAGCTGTTCGATCTGAGTGGCGCTTACGCCGCGATCAGTCCTCTCTCCATTAGCGTCTAAGAAATAAAAAGTATCGGGGCGACCATTTTTCATAGTCAATTCAATTCTATTACCTATGTAATCAGTAGTTGTTGCGGCTTCATCCGCCTCGCCACGTCCGCCTGCCCATTTAGGAACCCAGCCAGCAAAGTTAAATATGTCGCTAGGGTTAAGCGATAACCTTAACCACTCAAACTCGTCAGCATAGGCAGCAAGAACCAAGCTTGCGCCCTGATTTATGGTGTCTCTTAGGGCAGCATATTCTTCAGGGTTTTTCGGCACCATATTGCCGTCTCTATCTTGTACCATCTCGATTTTTCGAAGATCGGCTTGCAATTGAGGGAAAAATTTGCGCGTCCACTGCTGAGCAGCTTTAACCGATATCTTTTCTTCACCGTCAGGAAAAAACAAATCAATGGTGGAATTCCTTATATCCGCAGCAGCGTCTACGACACCTTCTACGCGTGCTTGTCCTTTCTCTCTTTGGGCGGCAATGTATTTTTCTAGCTCAAACTGAAACTTTGCGTCCGCGCGGCTGTCATCAATAACATCCTTCTGGCTCATGGACGGTGAACCGGTTTCGATAATGTTATCGATTTGCGTGGCGATGCTATTCCGCAGTGTCGAGTCCTTTGTCGAGGCCATAAGTACTGCTTTGGCTAATGCTAGCTCTTTCGCTTTAAGGCGGTTGAGCTGCTGCAGCTCTTCCACGCCCGCTTTACGCATCATGTCTGCCGTTTCGCGTTGCAGCTCGGGGGTAACAGTAAGTGCGCCGCTTTCAACAGCTTCATTTATTTGCGGACCCGTTAAATTTTCAGTGGACGCAACTATCTGCGCGGCTTCTGTGCGAGTGCCACTGCTATTGAAACCAAGGTCAGCGAGTTCCGCATCGATTTCAGCAATTCTTGCCGTAGTACGTTCTTGATTGCCACCCAGTTTTCCTCTTTCTTGAGCCTGCCTACGTTGCTCTAACAAAACCTGAGCGCGTGGAGTTAAACCCGCATCTTGAGCGATGGCATCAGTAACTTGCGCCCGCTCCTCTTCAGTCTCGGCAGATGCAATAACGGCTGAAGCCACTCGCTGTGCTTGCGGTGGCAATGCAGTAACCACTTCCGCTTCGTTTTGAAACCCAGCTTCGATGACGCCTTGCATCCCACGGAACTCGCCCATGTTGAGGGAGCTATTAGCTACTACACCAGTTTGATAACCCCACTCTGCGTACTTTGCTAGAGATTCAGGTGTAAATCGAACAGTTTTGGAATTAGGGTCACTCGACCCATCTTCCGTCAGTACGCCGATAGACCCATCTTCATTTTGAATGCGAATAACAAGCGCGCCGTCTGGCAATGTATCTATGCCAACTGCCTTGGACCCGGCGGGGATATTTATCTGAGAAGTTATTTGGGTAAGGACGGCGTCCACTATGGGCTTGTTACCCGATCTAATACCCTCAGCTAGCCTAGGGCGATTAAGTTTACTAGGATCTGTAGGGTCAATTATGTCTAAAGCTGCGTATTGATTTCTGATAACGTCATTTTGCTGTCCTTTCAGCGTAAGACCCGCCGTCTGATTAGTTATCCGCTTTCCCTCGTTGTCTAACGACGCTCCTTCAACCTGCGCTTCGGTGAGCGCTAGAGTTGCAGCGCGTTGGCCCTCTCCCGCAGCAAACTGATCAGCGCTTTGCTGAAGAGTATCCCTTCGATACTCAGCAAGCGCCCGCGATTCTGCTAGCCGATCCGCACGATTTATCGCATCCTGCTGCCGCTGATACTCAAGCTCGTCCCTAGCCATGCGATTTCTCTGCATGGCTTGAAACATAGAAATTGCGCTGGTAGCCCCTTCAGCAATTGACATCACTTACCCCTTAAAACGCGAACGCAAAAATAGCCATAGCGCCCAACTGGCCGAGGGTGCTGTAGGTTTGTGCTCGGGAATTCGCTTTGGCCTGACGGTATGCGTTATCTAACTGCACCTTGTTAGCAGCAGATGCCGCGAGCTGCTGCTGACTGGAGCGGTTTACGCCCTGCCCGATATTTATCAAGTCAGACAACAGCCGCGTATTAGACTCTCGCTGAGCGATTTTGGCGTCGCTCACCGCCTGTATACCCCCCAGGGTGTTACCTAACTGTAACCGCCTCTCCTGTTGCTGTTGCTGCACGGGTGTCAACGCCGCCCCGTACCGGCTACGATTTCGTTCAGCCATGCCTGCAGTAAGCGCCGAAGCTTTCTCGCGGTCCTCTCTCGCTTGATCAATCAGACTCGTGTCCGTCGTCGCTTTATTAATCAGACCAAGCTCAAAATCACGGTAGTTCGTGACGTAATCAAGGTACTCCTGACGGGTAAGGTCAGCGTAGGCCTTGTCGGGGTCAGAGACTGTTGGTAAATCATTCGCGGTTTGCCCCGCAATGATTCGATCTATTTGCTCTTTTGTTAAGTTAGAAAAAAGGCTCATCAACCCATCCCGTACTTGAATCGATTTTTAAAGCCCTGAATGGGCTGACCATACTTATTAACCGGTGTAAAGAAAGTACCCGTACCCTGTTTTGCCTGCCCCGCTTTATTGTATGAAGTGCCACTTGTTTGCATATTGTCGTAGCCCTGCAGCGCAGCAGATGTAATTAATTGAGCACCAGCTCCGTACAACGCGTCTTTTTCGGTCTGCTTAGCTTGCGCTCTAGCAAGCGCTTCAGATGTGCCTAACCGCGCTGCTTGCGCCATGCCTGTTTGTGCGTCCGCAGCCTGACCGCGCGCTGTACCAAGTACGTTAGTCTGCATCGTATTCTGGATCTCTTTACCTGCGGCGCTAGCTCCTTGCAGCTGTCCTTGCAACGCCGTGTTTATATCGCTAGGTAAATCACTCATCTGGGTACTTCTGTAGCCAGACGGCGTTAACGCTTGCATCGTGTCGGCGTTAGCGCGGCCTCGCAGCGTTGCAGAGAAATCCTCGTTCATGGACTTATCGCGCATCTGCTGCAAAAGTGGGTCATAGTTCTGCTTGAAGAACCGATATTCAGCCATGGCAACCGACGCGTTTGCCTTGTCGGCTTCGCTCGGTTTGTAGTCAGCTGCTTTTGGTTTACTAGCCATTTCTCAGATCTCTTCTGTAGACAACTGTCTCTTTTTCCCAACCAACAGACTGTTCTATGTATTGGCCCAACTGTTCATGGCGGGTTCTTACTTCGATAGAACTAAAACCCGCGTCGTAAGCGACTTGCTCAAAAAATCCTACGCACTGCGCCGCTATATTCATGCCTTTCTTCTTTGCCCAAGCAAACCAGATCAGCAATGTTCGTTTACCGCTGTAAGGGTCAGTCAACCCCGTCGTTACCACAAACCCATCATCTGTAACCCACAGATGTGCAGACTCTGTTTTGCATGCCGTAAAAACGTCTTCGGGGATGACATCAAGAAACGGATCTTCATCGATGATTTCTTCAAGCCCCGGCCTAACCCAACCCCAATGCTCGCGAATATCTGCAATAACTGGGTCACGCGATTTCTCGTCCATACTTCTTCCTAGAAAGACCATAGGACCGGTGAACTCCTCCGTACCGGACCTTCCTTGCAATTGGCATGTCGCCATGTCGCGCTTTTGTTTCAGCATCTTTGATGCCTTGCTGGAACAAACTGCCGTACACCTGCGCGCCCGCGTAGTCCGTCCACTCTTTGCTTGGCAGACGAAGCAAACGGAACAGCGCTCCATTGATAATAGTGTCTCGGTAGTCGTCCATAATTTCGTTTTCGCAAGCTGTCGACGTATGCGTCGGCTTCAGCTGCACACGTAGCACAGTGCTAGACACAATGGTTTCGTTTGGAACGGGCACCAGCCAGAACAGCGCTTGCGAGGGCTTCACAAAATACTCAGGCTCGCCACGCTTGTCCGCGTCCCGCCAGCTGGGTTTACGTTGCTCCAAGAGACCAGTAGATATCGGCTCTAGATCCTTGCCCTTGTGTACTACCCACAGAACCTTTTCTACAACCGTATTCGCGGGGGGTTCAAGGTCATACTCGTACAGCCCCGCTACAGTAGTCACTGGGTCAAGTTCAGCCTGATATACCCCCGCCTTTTCACACAGCTCTATCACCGCCGCTCGAATATTGCTTTCGATTAGCGTATCGGGGCACCCCGGCACCATAGGGATGACCTCGGGGAGTAACGATTCGTAAAGTATCGCCATTTACTGAACCATCATCTGCCCACCGGCAGTCAGATTAGGATTTGAACGTGACTCGGCGTTCGGCGTTGTGATGAGATCAACTTGCGCTTTGCCTGTTACAGACGCTGTAAATAGCTGGAAATGATTCGCGGCACGCTGGCTGTTACCTGCGTATTCCGCGTCCTTCATGTAAGCCATATACAGCACGTAGTTCATAACCGCATTGGCATAAATATCTGGGATAGACAAATTGTCGCTTGCGGTGACAGTAGTTGGATTAGCAGAATAGATAATTTCTATATAAGCACTCCCACTTACGCCGGGGTACACATAAAAATTACGTGGGTCTTGCTCGTCGTACATGTAGTGTTTGACGACAGATCCATGTGCTGCATCGCCTGATACAGTCGGGTCGTGCCAATCAGGTGTCTGCGAATCCAAAATCTCTCGACTAACCAAACGAATAGATCGCTTACCAGTTCCAGCACTGGCGGCGGACATGTTCCGCACCACGCGCAATAGCCGATTGCCTCCGCTAGGGATCGACTGCTTAGTTCCGCTAGTGAGCGTAATAGTCTCGTTGGTAGCGGAAGCATCGGGCTTCAATAACGCTATCTCGCGCTGTGCATCATTTACCCATAACACCAGCTCGTCATTGACAGGCCACCGAATCCCTGTGGTGTCTTGCAACGTCGCTTGGACCCTGTCAATTACGCTCTGTACCGAAACAGTCATCTACTACCTCACTAGGAGTTAAGTGCTTGTTCCCAAGCCTGTTCGCGCTCTTCCGGTGGGACTATCCTACCGGCTGCTTTATTTACGACAGCCGCTTTCGGGGTGCCGTCTGATTTAAAGTTGTCAGGGTCAGCTAAATCGATCAGATCATTCATGACTCCGACTAATGCTTCCTCTTCATCCTTCGTGATTAATGGTTCATCGATCACGACTTCATGGGTGACTGCAGGCTCATCTGCACGTCTTGCGCCCATGGTTATAGCTACTAAACCAATCGTGTCGCCAAGATCTCTCTCGACCCCGGCTTGGAGCAACACCGCCGTACCACCTAGCGTCGTCACTCGTAAATCTTTGTCGGAAATCACTTTCATCACTTAATCCTTAAAGAAAAACCCCCTCCGAAGAGGGGGCGGTCAGTCTTACTGAGCAGTGTCGAGACAGATAACGCCGAAGTCTTCAACAGAGCCGTTGTAGTCGCTGTTGTACTTAGGCTTACGCAGGCCGAAGATCTTGCCGATTGAGATACCAGCTTGGTTCTCGTAATCGAAAGTATCTTCTACGATCTCTGGGAGACCGATGTCAGCCATGGCGAGCGCTTGAGCACCACAGAACAGCGCGCGTGCACCAACTACGTCAGCGTCAGCACCCCACTTATAGCCAGCGTCACCAGCGTTAGCGGAAGTACCGGTCGTCGCACCTTCGGTTGAGAAGACGTGGCGGAACTCATGGACCATCACACCGTCAACCATCAGTGAAGCAGAGCCTGAGAACAGCTCGTTGTTAGGACCACGAACGCCAGCGTTACGAACGTTAGCGAGGAAGTCAGCGTCAAGCTTCAAGTTAGCCATCTGCTGCGGAGTGACAAACAGGTGGAACAGCTCCTGATTGCCCTGACCTCGCAGACCACGGATGTAGTTGTCTTTGGCGTAAGCCTTCAACTCTACAATGTGGCGATAGCCCAGCTTGTCGGTAGCCGTTACAGCCGTGGTATCTCCAGCAACGATGTCGTTACCTGAAATACGGCGGTGACGATTAGCAGTAGGCGCAGATACATCAGACGCGTACTCTAGGTCTACCAACTCATGCCCAGCGGTTGCTGAAGTGGGGCGCAGGCCACCATTTGTTTTGTGCGTGTAAGCAACACCAGACAGCGTCAAGAACCCTAGCTGGTCCATACGGTCAGCCATGGCATACGCCAGCATGTCGCGAGAGGTCTCACGGAAGTTGACGACAGACTTCTGGTCAGCCAATCGGCCAGCGATTCGGTTCGCGAAACGCAGCTGATCAAGCTGAATAGTAATGTCGTAGCTTCTGAGAGCTTCTTCATTACCTTCCAGAGTGTTGTCACCAGTGATACCGTCTCCGGTCATGTCGGCGAGCAGGGTCAATACAGCGCGGGTGCCCTTCTCAGACTTGGTAAGTTCAGTGACTCGCTGGACCATGGCGTTAGAGCCACTACCGGCGAACTGGTTAATAAAAGATGCGTTGCGAGCAACACGCCAAAAATCGCGGCTCCATGCTGTTAACTGTTCAGTAGTCAGCGCCGCAAAATTAGTTAAAGCCATGATAGGCCTCCTTTTGCGATAAATACGACGGGCATACGCCCACTCATAGCCGACTTATGGAGCGGCTAATCCGTTTCCCCGTATCGTGAGGCGACGAACTAGCGCTTATTAGCGAGGCGCGACCTCGGCAGGTTTAACGCCTGTGCAGGCGAAGGTCGGTTTTAACGTGTACGACACGGCCCTCTATCGTTCGGGCATACGAATCTTAACTATATATTAGCG